ACCAGCATTACCTGTTGTACCATTTGAACCTGAACTACCTGAGGTGCCTGATGTATTTGATGTTCTTGAAGTGCCTGCGGCTCCGGTTGTGCCTGAAGAACCACTTGAACCTGATGTTCCCGAAGTTGTTGATGAACCTGAAGAACCAGCATTACCTGTTGTACCATTTGAACCTGAACTACCTGAGGTGCCTGATGTATTTGATGTTCTTGAAGTGCCTGCGGCTCCGGTTGTGCCTGAAGAACCACTTGAACCTGATGTTCCCGAAGTTGTTGATGAACCTGAAGAACCAGCATTACCTGTTGTACCATTTGAACCTGAGCTACCTGAAGTTCCAGAGGTTTTAGATGAACCTGATGTACCCTCTATTCCTGTTGTACCTGAACTACCTGATGAACCGGATGTTCCACTTGTTCCTGATATACCTGAACCTCCATCTACTCCTGATGTTCCACTTGAACCTGATGTTCCACTTGAACCTGAAGTTAAACTTTGCCCACTAGTTCCTGAAATACCTGATGAACCTGATGTTCCTGAAGAACCTGAGCTACCACTAGTTCCTGAAGAACCACTTAAACCTGACGAACCTGATAAGCCTGAAGTGCCACTTGTACCTGATAATCCTGAAGTGCCTGATATACCGGAAGTTCCGTTTGTACCGGAAATACCAGATAAACCTGAGGTGCCTGAAGTACCTGAAGATCGTGATAAACCTGAAGTTCCGCTTGTTGCGCCTGAGGTACCTGATGTACCATTTATACCTGAAGTACCATTTGAACCTGATATTCCACTTGAACCACTTGTACCGGATGAACCTGCAGTACCTGCGGTACCAGATGTACCAGATGTACCAGATGTTCCATTTCCTGAACCTCCTAAAACTAAAGAAACAACACCTTCATCATTGATGGTTAAGACATAGCCTTCCCATCCTTGTGTAAGAATAGGTAAATTATATTTATTAAATCCAAGGGATTGATCGAAAAAACCTCTACCTTGATTTGGATTGTCTAATCGATTATTACCACTATATCTATTTTCAGCCATCTATTGGAAAACGTTTATCATAAATATTAGAAATTTATATTAATAATAAACTTTATGGTAATTTATCTACAGCAGTTTCAGATATTAATACTTGAGATGTATTTGAAAATTTAGATATTGCGTTTAAATCTTTTTGTAATGTATTAGGTACAATATATCCGTTAAGCTTTATATTAAATGTACTTCTTACAATACGTTCGTTATCTTGAGTTAGTTCAGTTTGGAAACCAAATGAATCAATCATTGTTTTAAATTTATAACGTTCTGGATCTCCCCAATATGCATCAGAAGCATATTCTATGGCCTCAACTATTTTGTTTAGCTGCTCAACATAGTACGTAAATATAGCGCAGCTATACGTTATAGTAACATAGTCAGGTACTACTGTGGCGTAGTATTGAATTTGAGGTTTTCTGTTGTTTAATACGTTAAAATTATTATATTCGTTTCGTACATCATAATGTTTCTTAGATACACTATAATTGTTTGGATTATTAGCATCTAGTTTATTTGATATAGTTCTGTTTTTATCTAATGAATCACGTTTAAACATAATTAAAGGAGCCATAATAGCACCCTTTAAATCTCTATAATATCCATCTTTTTGATATGATTTCCATTTTTCAGGAGAACCATATATTACGGGAACCGCTAATCGTTGTCCATTTTGAATTACGGATGGTTTAATAATATTATCAAAGTAATAAAATATAGCCTCATCAATGTCTTGAATACCAACTGAAAATGGTTTAACATTATCCCCCTTCCAAGATACTTGTTGTGATCTATTTGGTTGGATTCTATTATTAGGATTGCCATATTCTACCGAAGTAGCTATATGTTGTTCACGGCTTATCTCCTTTTGCGTTTTAGGGGTTGGTTTCTTTATGTTAGCCATTATATTCTTTGATTAGTAATATTTACACGATCCGCTGGAACGTAATGAGCAACACATTCAACTGCTACATTGTAGCCGAATCTGTCTAAATCACTTTCTAGAGGGTTAACATTGTCAGCATCTGTAAATGGGTATTGAGGATCTTTACCAACAAACAATTGGCTTAAATTTGTATTATCAATTTCCCAATATGCATTTTGCCACATTATAAAATCACCTATTTCAGGTTGAACATTTGCTCCATTTGGATTATCATTCGATACTTGCAATAAGTCATCCCTTAAAAATTTAAATATATGAGGCCATTCAAACCCAACACCAAAATCACTTGTAGGTGCTGTTTCATCAAATCGATCAATTAAGGCATATAGTAAAATAGGTTCTCTAAATACTCTACCACTACTAGCCTCACCATATAAATTTGTTTTTGTTTCCGTAACATTTACTTTATATAGAACACACTGTTGGGAAATAATGTTGTGCATCAACTCACGGTTGATGTATCTAAACATACTAATATCTCTTGCTTCTCCAAAAAGTGCCATGTTATCCTATAAAAATTGTCATTGGTACATTGTTTATTTCAGCAACACGTGCTACTGATTCTGCTTGTCTTCTTTCAAGCAATGCTTGACGTGATGTTGAATCGAAATATTCTCTTAACCTTAAAATTAAGGCATCTTTTGTTGATGTTGCAGATGCAAGTAAATCTGATTGGTTTAGTGTTACTTCGGCTCCAGGGATAGGAATGTTTTGATATTTACCCCTAACATATCCTAACATTTCTTTAGATAATGCTAATGTATATTCAAAAATCCAAGATCTACCTATAGAATTGATATCGTTGTAATTGGGATTTCCATAAGGTACATTAGATGCATTTGATATTTTATCGGTACCATCTACAAAGGCTGAATCTAGTCTATCTTGTACTTTAATAAAATCAAATATTAAATAGTGACCATATCCTAATCCACCACCATCATCAACACCTAAATCGAAATCACCTGTTCCAGGTATTGGAAATACTGTGATTATATTGTTTATTATGTTAAATGAATAATTGGAAAGTGTTACTGTATTGTTCATCTCAATTGCTTGGATGTTTTGGATAGTAAAACTTGTAGGCATCATCAAATAGTTAGAATATCCATATCCCATACCGTATACACCTGCTGCTGGTACTCCACCTAGTCCATTACCCGCTCCAGTTCCTACCATAGGAGCATACATTTGGCTAATTGCTGGGGGTGGTTGATAAAATACATTTTTGATTTCAATGCCTCCGGAAATACTTTGAGATACAGCCCAAGCTGCTAGATCATATCTTTGTATTCCTGGGTATAATTCTAATCGTCCTTTATACCAGGTTACATTTCCACCAGTACCTGCTTCCTCACCATATTGTTGAGATAATCTAACAATATTAGCCATTGAAGGAGTGATGATATCAGTGTTTACATCTATTGATTGTGATGCTCCTTCTAGAGATAAATAGTTATCTCTTAATTGGTAAGCATATAATTCATTACCATATACAGTAACAGCATCTTCAAAAGCAGCATAAAAATTTACATCTTGTAACTCTACGTTTTCAATAGGATATCCTAAACGTAAAGCACAAAATTTGGATACTTTATCGGCATCAACTTGAAATTGATATTGGTTATCGTAGAATCCAAAAGGTGTATTTCCTGGGAAGAAACTACTTGAACCGGGCCATATAGGGATGTTTGCCATAATTTTTGTTTATAAATATTAAAAAAGGACCCCAATTTGAGGTCCTTATTAAAATATGTTATGATGAAATATACTACACAGTAGGAATTTCAGTAATATCAAAAGTAGAACCAGTAGACATAGTCTCTAATGAACCCGTTACTTGTTCCGTTATATATAGTAAATACTTGTTTACAACATTGTCTCCACTATTATCGATGGATGCTGAAGCGTTTTCTACATAGAATGGGAAACAAGCAATTGAGCTTGAACCTGAGGCATATGATTCAGATGAATGATACATGAAACAATCTACAGGAGTTTCACCTCCAGATAGTGGTAAATGAAGAACTAAACGGAAATATGGGGTTGTGTACGTTCCGTAGTTGTATTCGAAATTTGAAGTTGTTTGAATTGCCATTTTTTTTTATTTTATTATAAATATGTTGAAATTTAGGAAAAATACATTAGTAAAGTGCATTCCATGAAGTACCGTCATAAAAGTATGGAATTGGAGGTACAGAAGCAGATACAGCAAATGATCCTGTTGGTGAACCTGTTGGTAATGGGTCTAATGGTGTTAAAGTAAGTACTTCATCTATTCTTGCTGAACCTAATATATTAGCACTACCTGTAACTTGCACTCCTTCAGTATTAATTACAAACACATCTGTAGAACCTGTAATAGAAGCACTTGGTCTAAATCTAAAACTAGTGTCCCCCCCTGCAGGTTGGTTAGTTACAAATAAAGCTCCACTAGCATGCATGTAGTTTTGGAGATAAAATGAATCAGCAGATGTATTATTTGAACGAATTACAAATGATGCATGATCCATATAAAAGGAGGCAGAGTGTGGAATTGAGTTTGCTAAACTAGTATAATTTATATCTTGTCTATCTAAAGCTAAAATACCTTTTACTGCTTCGGATCCATGTGATCCATATACTCTTAATCTTAAAGTACTACCATTATCATAATATTTTATTTGACCTACACCTGCAGAACCATCTAAAGAAGATAATTGAGAAAAACCATTAGCCCATATATTCCCATATACTCTAAGTTTGTAGGTGGATGATGTTAAAGCTTCACCCCCTATCCCAACATTTCCATTATCTAAAATAGTCATCGAAGCCGATGCATTAGCATCTTCTACCCTAAAAGCGGTTGTTGCTGATGTTGTACCTGATCCTTTAACTTGAAGGCGTGCGGTTGGTGGTGTTGTTCCTATACCTAGATTACCTGATGCATCAAGACGCATACGTTCAGCACTATTAGTATAAATCCGTATTACATTTAAGTTATTTTGGTAATATATACCTTCACCGGTAAGTAATGAGTTGTTACCAAGCCAACCGGCGTTAGTATCACCTACCACCACAATTCCTGGATAGGATGAGTCTGAATCTTTAAATCTAGCTAAGGTTCCTCCTTGTGGAGTTTGGATATCTAGCTTATACGCAGGACTTGTAGTTCCTATTCCTACGTTACCCTTTAGAGCAGTTGTAACGATTGAATCGTTTCCAAGTACTACTGTATTTGAACCTATACCAGTTGCCTCGTACCCTATTACTATCTGGTTTGTTTGATTGTCTGCTAATGCTTTTGTATTGTAACCTAAGTAAACTGAGTTGTCTGTGATAGTATTTGCTGTAGTTCCATCTGATATGAAACGACCTGCATCTCTTCCGGTTGCTATATTGTACCCTCCTGTTGTGTTTGAAAATAATGAATAAACTCCATTAGCGGTGTTGTTATTACCTGTTGTGTTTGAAAATAATGAATAAACTCCATTAGCGGTGTTATTGACCCCTGTTGTGTTGGAATATAATGAATAAAATCCATTAGCGGTGTTGTTAGTCCCTGTTGTGTTGGAATAGAGTGCTTGAAATCCGTTAGCTGTATTGTTTCCTCCTGTTGTGTTAAAGCGGAGTGCATTATATCCGTTTGCAGTGTTGTAGGTTCCTGTTGTGTTAGCATATAATGAATTAAATCCATTAGCGGTGTTACCAGCTCCTGTTGTATTTGAACGGAGTGATTGATATCCTACACCTACATTTTGATTGTTACTTGCATCATCGTTTAAACCTGCACCTGTTCCTATAAATACACTATTTCCTCCATCGTTTAGGTCTATTTTACCTACTACTGATAGTTTTTCTGTTGGTGTAGTTGTTCCTATCCCAACATTCCCGTCATCTAACACAACCATTGAACCAGAAGCATTAGCATTTTCTACTCTAAAAGCTGTTGTAGCATTTGTTGTGCCTGTGCCTTTAACTTGGAGAGTTCCGTAGTTGTATTCGAAATTTGAGGTTGTTTGAATTGCCATTTTTGTTATAATTTTATTTGATTATACATATGTTAAAAGGTTAATAAAGTGCATTCCAGACTGTACCATCATAAAAATAAGGTTTAGGAGGTGCTGATGAAGATACAGCAAATGAACCTGTTGGAGATCCTGCTGGTAAAGGATCTTGAGGGGTTAGGGTTAGTATATTACTTATTGTTGCCGAACCTGTTACTGTTAGATTATCTGTAAAGTTACCTGAACCGGAGACGTCTAATTTGTATGATGGGGTAATTGTTCCAATGCCGACGTTGCCGTTTATTATTGACATATAGTCAGACGCATCCTGTTCGTCTCTAAAGAACAACTTATCGTAGTAATTTACTACTAGGTCATTACCGCCTTTTCCTTTAATACCCCTTCCAATCTCAGTTGCATCATTTTGAAATCTTATAGTGTTTCCGTTAGGTATAAGGATATTTCCTACAACGTGAAGTTTTTCTGTAGGTGCAGTAGTTCCAATACCTACATTCCCATTATCCAACACAACCATTGAACCGGATGCATTAGCATTTTCTACTCTAAAAGCGGTTGTTGCATTTGTTGTGCCTGTGCCTTTAACTTGGAGGCGTGAGGTTGGTGTTGTTGTTCCTATACCGACGTTACCTGAGGAATCAATCTTCATCACCGTGGATGACCCAATTAAAAATGAACCGTTATCACCGAGGCCAATTTGAGTAGCCGCACTAGTGTAGCTGTAAGCACCTAATTTAATAATATTACCACTAGTTATGGTTAATAGTCCATAATTAGAACCACTAGTATTTTTACCAAAGATGGTTTTATTGTTATTTAGATATATATTACCTGAAGTTAATAAATCACCCGTCAAAGGATAACTTGATCCAGCTGTAAGCGGTAAGTAAGCTCCCGCTATTGTATCTACATAGGCTTTATTAGCAGCATCAGTAGTTGCTGTTGGGGTTGGTAAATCAATTATTTTGTTTTGATTCATATCAACCTGCCCGTACATACTAAATCCATCAAGAGTCGCGTACAAACTAGGCATACCGGTAGCGTTGAAGTCGTAAGCAAACAAAGAAACAATACGCATGGAAGTTGTATTGAAATTGCTTAACGTGTACCTTAATTGAGTTTGTGCATTACCGCTGGTAGTGTAGTATTTAATTACAAATTCTTCTGTTTGGTTGGTGTATGTCTCTAAAGTATTCCATTGCCCATTGTAATAGCTTTCAAGTGTTATGTTTTTAGCTCTCCAAGTGGTGTTTCCAAATGTTAATCCCATGTATGAGCCATAGGTCATATTTTTAGGCAAACTGCTCATCGTGATCACAACAGAGGTTACGCCTGCCGTTGACATGTTCCAAAAGCCAGTAGAAGCGTCAAGCATTGCATCTATGCTAGCTGTTGATGGAGCCGAGCCACCATTGACCACGACGCTTACAGTAGCTCCTTTTAATCTAGCGTAGGCCATGTCGTTAAAGAACCAAGGAGCGCTTACATGCTTGCCCTCGGGATTTTGAGGCATCATAAAGGTGTCTAAAGGCGTGCCAACATTTCCCTTTACTCTAGTTGTAAATGTTTTTATTCCCGATGCCGACTGATCACTTGAAGTCCTTAATACCGTAGAGTCTACTTGAAGAGTGCCTGTTGATGATATGGGACCTCCTGTAATACCATTTGTTGTGATTATAGACGTTACACCTTGACCATCAGCATAGTTCGGAATGTTCAATACGTTAGATATTAAAGTAGCCGGCCCAGAGGTACCAGTGGTGGTTAAAGAAGTAATACGATTATTATAGGCATTATCCCAATTTGTGTTTGTGACGTTAGATAAAGCACCAGCATTAGAAAGCCTTATAGTTCCATTAGTATACAAAGCTGAATCTACCAAATCAAACTCAGTACCCGCTCTTATTATTAGCGGATATTTATCATACGCAGTACCTCGCCATTCCTGTACGTGAAACACAAATCTATCACCACTAGTTGCGTTATCTCTCAATTGGAATACAAGGTCTATAGCATCACTTGACGGCTGTATTGCGTATATTCTTGCCCCGTCATTATTTAATGTCCAATCAAAACCTTTACCCGAAGTAGGGAATGTCCCTGCCGTGTCTACGAATTTTAAATCTGCAGTATTAGCTATTGTTACATTATTGCTAAATGTCTTTAAACCTGCAATAGCTTGTGTACCAGATGTTCTTACCACTGTAGAGTCTACTTGAATATCATCAGCATTAGCAGTAATACCATCACCACCAATAACATTTAATGTTGGTATTGGACCAGATAAACTTGTGCCTGTCATTCCAGAGCCAGCTACAATAGCTGTTATGTCACCTGTTGTTGGGGTTTCCCAAGTTGGACTTGCATTTCCAGCGGAGGTCAATACTTGACCTGTAGTTCCATAATTATTCCCTCCAGATCCAAAAGAGAAAGCACCAGTATCTCTAAGTCTAAATATTTCTGTACCGTTATATTTAAACTTATAAGATCCAATACTAGGTGCGAAATTAGTATCAAAAGTGTAATTACCTCCATTGTCAAAAGGGTGCATAGATCCATAACCTATACTACCGTTATCTTGTCCAAAATAATATAAATTTGAAGAATTATATGGCACTCTTATTCTACCAGCAACTTCTAACTTCTGACTCGGACTAGTCGTCCCAATACCAACATTCCCATTATCCAACACAACCATTGAACCAGATGCATTTGCGTTTTCAACTCTAAAAGCGGTTGTTGCAGATGTTGTACCTGTACCTTTTACTTGGAGGCGTGAGGTTGGTGTTGTTGTTCCTATTCCTACGTTGCCTGCCCCATCAAAAGTCATTTCTTTTCTAGAGTCGGTACTATTAAATACTGTGAGACCACCATCTAGATGCCTTAACTGATATGTATCAGAACCAGTTCTTTGTAGTTCAAACCCGTGACTTGTGCTTGCCCCAGAAGATAAAATATACCCTTCAGATACCTCAAGCTTTTCACTAGGACTAGTGGTTCCGATCCCGACGTTGCCGTTATCAGAGTCTATAGTAAGAAATGCATAACTTAGCTGCGCCACATCTGTATTGAATGTTGTGTCAGGCTTGTTTGCTACAATCCATTTTCTACTATTAACATTATAAGGAACTCCTGTAAACCAACTCTCGTCAGCCTCTGTATTATAATGGAAGAGACCTTGTCCTCTAGCAACACTTTGGCCTGCCTGTAGCAGTATAGAGCCTGGTGCATATCCGGTGGCGGTTGTATGTGAAAATTTAGCTACAAATTCAGTAGAGGTACTTGCAACCTCTAATTTAGCCCCAGGACTAGTCGTTCCTATTCCTACGTTGCCAGATGGCAGTATCCTTGCAAGTTCTGAACCTGCTTGTTTAAACACGTGGGAATAACCGGATTTAGCATCAAAGTTGAAGTTACCCTGCATATCTATAGTTGAAGTAGCTGCAACTCCTATTCTTTTAACTCCTATGCTGCCCTCTACCTCTAGTTTATATGCGGGACTAGTAGTACCAATACCTACGTTGCCGTTAGGTACTATTATATTACTATAAGTCGCGTTTCCAATAGTCAAACTTCTATTAGAAACTACTGTACTAGCTGATTGTAATAATATAGTATTATCTCTATTGTCACGAATCATATATTCAGAGTCAATACCAATTGATCCACCAGAAACTTGAAGTCTGTTTAAAGGACTAGTAGTACCTATGCCTACGTTGCCGTTTCCTAATATAACTAATCTGTCTACATTACCTGTTATTAAATTTAATGCTCTTGCTGTAGAGTCGTGGCCAATATCCATCCCTACATTATCCATGTGGAATGAAGCATTATACCCGCTTGTACTATTAGCTGAAAAATCAAAATGTGCTGAAGGAAAATCTATACCTACGGCTGTTGTGTCGTTAGCAGCGTTTACTGTTAGTTTGTGTGCAGGACTAGTCGTTCCAATGCCTACGTTTCCTGCATTATCAATCCGCATCCTCTCAGCAGCTGCTGTGGAAAAACCTAACGTATTTGTTGTGATACGGTATATTCCCATATCACCATCGTCAGCAAATCCTAATGTTGGTGAAGCTGCACTGCCGTTCTTTACTCTAATACCTTGAGAGGTTGCATAGAACCAACCTTGGGTTCTTATATCTCCTATGACATCAAGTTTATATGAAGGACTAGTAGTTCCTATGCCTACATAAGATGTGCTTGCATCTACAAATAGGTCTGTTCCGTTTACAACTATATCTCCGTTAAATGTCTGTACATCGTTATCTGCATCTCCAAAGATATTGGATCCACTTGAGTATATTACCGAAGCTGATTCGAATGTTACATCTAAGTAAGCAATTGAAGCTGTTCCTAGAACAGTAATATCCTGTACTTCTAAGGTGTTCGGAATGGTGATACGGCCTAATACGTTTAAGGCTCCTGTAATGTCTGCTGAGCCTGATACGATCAGACCATGTTTGATTTTGAACTCGTTCATTTTCTATGTTACCCTTCATTTTCCGGGCTATATGATAATAAATATCAATACTTTATGGATAGACCTAAAGTATTACCTTTTAAATAACTTAAAAGATTTTAATGTACTAAAAAGAGGGTACTCGTATAGCTACGGTACCCTCCCTGTTGTTGTGTTTGGAAGTCTAGACTGCTTCTTCGTCAGCTATTACCTCTTCGTCAGCTATTACCTCTTCCTCTACTACTGCTTCTTCCTCTACTACCGCTTCATCTTGATCCGCTAAAGGACCTGTGATGGTTGTAGGGTTGATAAGTGCAGCGATTTGAGCTTCTAAGTTCTCTTGCATTTTCTCCAATTGAGTAGTATCCGAACCAATAGCAGGCTCTATGCCTTCTAATACTTCAGGAACTTCGCTCATAATGGTTACTAGCCATCCTTCTACGTCTGCTGCTGTTACTTCATCCCAAGGAGTGAAGTCTTGTGGGTTTGGCTCTCCTACTGCTGTTGCTCCGTAAGTTTCTGCCGTGATTCCGTTCTCGTCAGTACCTCTGTACCTCCAGTGTACTGTTTGGATTACATCTGATAATCCGTCTAAGCTTACTGCTCTTTCCACTGCTGAAATTGTCCAATTAAATGTTGTCATTGTTTCTGTTTGTTTTTATTTTAAGGTTATTTTTATTTTATAGTGCTCTCACTAATGTTTTTACTGTCCACCCTGCAAGTAGGACTGTTGCTTCTAATTTAAAATCTGCTCCTGATACAGCTACTGCAAACGTTATGTCTGTTGTAGATCCAATATCCGGGGTGCTTGTCTCGGTATATACTGTGTTAGTTCCATCATGACATGCTATTATAGTACCGGATCTTAAATTTAATCCGTTTTTAACTACATAGTCAATTGCCATACTACTATAAGTAGTTGAAGATACACTAGCCACCGTTGTAGTACCTATTGCTATTGTACCTTCTTGGTTGCTTATGTTAGCGTTTACAATTGATACATCTCCCGTTACAGTAACACCTGTGCTTGT